CCCGAGATCCCGACGCAGAAGTATTGCATCATCTCCTTTCTCAGCCCTGAGAAGGTGATCAAGCAGAAGGAGCATTTCATGTTTGAGCGGTTCATCGAGTGGATGGACTATGAGTGGAAGATCAAGGGCATGGAGAAGTACATGGCGTTTCTCTCGAAGAAGTACGACCTCAAAATCGACGACCTCTTGAAGGACGCCCAGGACTTCGCGAAGGTTCACCACGAGGACGTGAAGAAGACGGACATCCACGAGCAGTTTGCGGTGTTCCAGTTGAAGAACGAGAAGGACTTGCAGGAGATGTATGATCAGAAGGTCGACTTCCAGACAAACATGCGTGGCGTCAAGGTCCGTCGTTGCTTCTCGACGGTCGAGGAGACGCAGATGTTTGCGAAGGTGTTGCAGCGTCGCTACCCGAAGGACAACCTGTTCATCGGTAAGGTCGGTGCGTGGCTGCCGTGGGACCCCTCGGAGCATCTGATGCCGGAGGTCGAGTATGCCGAGAAGGAGCTGAACGAGCTGATGCGGAAGTACAAGGAGAACGAGGTGAACAAGGAGATGTTCTTCGCCGATCAGCGTGAAGAGTCGATCAAGAAGCAGAAGGAGGAGAACGAGCGTCGTCGTAAGGCCAATGCGGCAGAGAAGGCATTGGAGGACGTGGTTGCGAATGCTTCGATGCCTGTTCATCCGTCGGAGGGGGTGATGCGTGAGTAAAATATTGGTTTGAAATAAGATGGCTGACCAGGAGGCGATAGCGGAGCGGAACATGGGGTTTGCATCGAACTTACCGGGTGAAAGGCGGGATGCCCGTGTTTACAACCCTTTTTCTACTAGGGGTGATACAAGTTCCACGATGGAGCTGAACCGTGAGAGGAATAAGGCGGCACGGGCTGCTCAGGCTGCTCCGGCCGCACCTGCACCTGCGTCAGATTCGATGATGGATGTTGTTTCGGGAAGGAAGAAGGCTGCCCCTGCTGCCCCTGCTGACCCAGATTCTATGGAGGATATCGCCGCCCGTCGTCGCAGCGAGCGGATTGCCGCAGCAGGACTCGCAAAGCAGCAACGCGAAGAGACCGCTGCTGAGAAGGCTGCATGGGAAGCCGAAGTAAAGAAAGAGGCTGCCGAAGGGAGGAAATATAAGAAGGCACTTGCAATCAGGGTTCGAAAGCTTCATGCAAAGGCAACTGTTCAGGAACTTCTCAATTTAGTGGATATCCTTGCTCGTGCAGGTGAGAAGTCGGCATCGGTTGAAGTCATGGCGATGGCAGACGAGAATGCAGAGGCTGAGGAAGAGGCTGAGGAGAACGATAAGATTCTCGTGATTGGGCTCACCGAGTTCATTGAGGAAGGAATTAAGCTCGGTGAAGGTCTTCGGTATACGGGGGACAAGAAGAGCAATGCTGTTTTACTCGCGTCTTCCCTTCTTGAAGAGATGGGTGCCCCTGTTCCAGAGGATCCTCACTTTAAGGATTTGAACTATGGTGGTCGTCGTCGCAAGACCAAGAAGGTCAAGAAGTCCCGCCGCAAGACCAGGCGGGGAGGTGCTGAGGAGCAGCCTGTTGATGCTAACGGCAATCCGGTCAAGCCTCTACGCGATGCTAATGGCAATCTAATCAACCCAAACCCCCCGAAGAAGGGCGGTCGTCATCGCAAGACAAAGCGTTCCCGCAAGACTCGCCGTTAATCCTTCTCCTTCCTGACCCACACAGAAGGACCCGCGTTCTTCTTTTTCATGGTTGCAGCGTTATACTCGTCGGCTGCAAGGATTGCGGAATGGAACGGTTGATTGTTCGCCCACAGCGATGAGTCGCACATCTTGAAGGGCGGGTGATCAGCAGCCTTATACCAAAACACCTGGTCTTCCAGCTTGTTTGAACTTACGTTATTACAAATCACCAGACACTCGAAGTTCTCAGTACACTGGTCCATAAACGTACAAAACATCTCAAACGTCGGAAACATACCTGCGTAATTCTCGTAGATCCTACGGCGATTACCCAAGATATTCTCACGAAGAATGAACACAAAGTCTACGTTCGTACGGAGGTTCGGTGTAATACCGAGCGGATACTGCATGGTGATGATTGTCATCATGTCAATGTGACGCCCGTTCATGAACACATATCGCGTAGACTCCTCCTTAATCCAGGTCGAATCGTAGAGACAGTCATC